GAAAGTTCGTAGTTCACAAAGGCTTCGGCGACGGACCGACGCGCAGCCGTGGCTACCAGTACGCGGCGCACTACCTGACGCAGCTTACCGGCATGACCGTCGGCAAGTGGGCGGTCATCTTGTCCACGTATGGACTTAGCACCCCCTATTTGAGCTTCGACGAGGAAAACGGCGCGGACTTGCTGCCCGAAGACATTGCCGACGCTGAAGACACGCTTAGTGACCTTGGTAATGGCGTCGGTCGCATCCTCCGAAAGTCGTGGGGCGAAGTCAAAACAACCCCCGTACCGACGGGAATGTATGACCTACATCAAGCCATACTTGGCTACCTGAACTCCCAAAAGTCGAAGCTCGTTGTCAGCAACACGCTCACGCAGGAGATGGGCGGGCAGGGCAGCTACAACGCTTCATCTACGCATTCTGATCAGCAGCTCGCTACCCAGCGCATGGACGCGGCGATGCTGTCCGAGACGCTGCGGACGCAGCTTGTTCGCTTCATCGTCGACAAAAACGCAGAAGCCTTCGCCCGCGCTTTTAGTCCCTACATCGTTGGTGGATGTACTCCGGCAGATATTCGCGCTTGTGCCCCGCGCATCGTGATCGAAGTCAACCCGAAGCTGTCGCAGCCCGAGCGGCTGAAAATGTTCCTCGACGTGAGAGGGGCAGGCATTGAAATTGACCCCGATCAGCTTCGTGAAGAGACGGGCATCAGACCAGCAGCTAACCCGACGCTTGCGACTGAGGAACCGCCCACACAGGACTCGGAGGCAGGAAAGGTAACACTGGCCTTCCACAGACGCGCAGCGTGCAGCACCGCAGCTCGTGAATATTCACTAGATAGCGAGGAACGCATCAGTGTAGCCGTCCTGTTGCCGCTGCCGCATGACGTGGCCAAGCAGATCGCGATCCCTGGCTTTGAGCAGCCTGAAAACCTGCACGTCACCGTCGCCACTGTTGAGACATCACCCGATAACGTCCCGGCGATGTGTGCAGAGCTAGAGCCGCTGCTGTCCCGCACAAGCGTCGTCAAGCTGACCAAGCCTATTGTGTTCGACGTAGTCGGTGACGACGATCAGCCGGGCGAAGCGTGGTGCATGGCCGTAGATGGTGTTGACGACCTACACGACGCTGTTTCGTCGGTCCTTGCCAAGTACGGCGAGCTAGACCAGCGCGGCTACGTTGCACACTGCACCCTGGCCTACCGCTTCGACACCTCCGAGGACCACACGTTCCGGGCTGTCGATATCGCGTCAAAGATGCCGCAGTCGGTCGCGTGTGAAATCACCGGGGCTGCTGTGTCGTTGTCACCAAAATCGCACCCTTGCGATTGGATTCGGTTCGGCGTCGGCGCTGACTCCCTACCCTAAGAATCGAATGGCTACACAAATCGGCAACATCGGCGGCATTGATGTCGCGTCGCGACGAGCGAGCTTTGCGGTGCTGCCCGCGCTCGATGCTCACGGAACGGTTGTTCCTGCGTCGGGATTGCGGCTAGAGCGCTTCCTAGCGAATCCGGTGTTTTGCTGGATGCACCGCACTGGCGACACCGAGGCCCGCAGCGCCGATCCCGATGACGTGATCGGGACCGTGACGGATCTCCGCGTCGAGGGTGATCGGCTTCTGTTTTCCGTGGTCTTTGGGTCGCACGACCTCGCCGATCGCTGTTTCCGTGCCGTCGTCGAGAAACGCATCAACGCCTGCTCGATCAGCTTTAACCCGATCCGTCAGCATGCCGAGGGTGACGCCGTCATCATCGACGAAGCGGAGCTGATTGAAATCAGCCTGGTCATCATCGGCTCAAATCCTGAAGCGCTCGCGCTTCGTTCTTTCATCGAGGCAACCAACCCAATGAACCCTGAAATCCTGAAAAAGCTGGGCCTGGAAGATGGCGCTGGCGACATCCTGATCGCGCTGGCTCAGTATCTCGCCAAGACCGACGAGGACAAAGCCCTTGTCGACGAAGTTGTCAAGATGCTGCCCGAGCACAGCAAGGCCAGCGAAGGCGCTGAAGCCGCTGCGCAGGAAGCAGCCGACGCGGAACGCACGAAGCGTGACGGTGACGTTCTCGCGGAAGTCAAGAAGCTCGCTGCTCGCATGGATGAAATCGAGAAGCGCACCGCCCCGGCAAGCATCGCCGCTGCTGTCCGTGCTGCTCAGGCTGCCGCGAGTCTGAATCGCGCACAGACCCGATCGGCGTCTCTCGGTGCTCCCGCACTGCCGGTGCCCCAGGCGAACAACACGAAGACCCAAGCAAAGTCAATTCTCGATCGCGCCGAGGCTGCGATCAAGGCGAAACACTAACCCTCTCTCGGAGATTTGAACAAATGGCTACCACTGTAGACCTTCAGCAGCCCATCTACGACAGCGCGATCCAGCAGGTCGTATGTCCAACGCTGGCTGCGTCCACCACCATCCCGATGGGCGCAATTGCGATGTGTGATTCGTCGGGCCGCGCCGTCAACTTCGTCGACAGCACCTACGCGGCTGGCGGAATCGGCTGCCTCGGTGTCGCTGCGTCGCGCTACGCGAACAGCACCGCGTCAGCAGTGTCCAAGCGCATGCTGTTTGTGCGCAACTGTCCCGCGATTCTGGTCGGAAAGAGTGGCGACGCTCCGACGGCGACGAATCTCGGTGAGAAGATCGCACTATCGGACAACGGGACGTGCAAGGCAACCATCGCTTCGGGTGACTTCGAGGTGACTCTGCTCGAAGTCCTCGGCGGAAACCGTTTCCGGGTTTGGATTCCGTAGTCCAACCCATTTGAGAAAGGCAACCGACTATGGAAACCGGATACCTCAGTTTTCAAGACATCTCGGCGCTTCGCACCGAGGTTGACACGTCCCTGATCCAGCGACCCGTCTCGCCCTCGACGGTCGTAAATGCGCTCGCGTGGATGCGCAAGCAGGGCAGCGCAGTGGCGGGCATGGAAGTCAAGTTCCCGCTCCCGACCTGGGGCAATCGCGCGCAGAAGCGTTCGCCTTATGAGAATCTGCCCGCGACCAAGCCCGAGAGCGTGAACTTCAGTGTTACACACGATGAGTGGGCACCAGACGGTGAAGTGATCGCCCGTGGTACGCAGCTCACCGACCTTTACGGCATCTTCAGCGAGAACTTGCCGATGATCGTCGCGAACGCGCAGCTTGAATACGATGCGCTATTGGCCGACGTGCTCGCCGATGGCAACACGACGACCACGCCGTATGACAACCTGCCGTTCTTCTCCCACGCGGCGGGATCGGGAAGTCACCAGGCGAACCCTAACCGTCCCAACCTTGCGACGTTTGACAATTACAACCCGTCGGCAGCGCTCAACCGCACCAACATCGTAGCCGGTCTTCAGGCTCTCGCGACGGTGCCGGGCTTTAACGGCCTCCCGATGTCGATGCCTGGTCGGATCGTGATTGTCGTCTCCAGCAAAGATCAAGAGCTGAAGGCGCGGACCGAGCTGAACGCGGCGCTTGTCGCCTCTGCTGCTGGCACTGCCACCCAGAGCAACGAGATGCCCATCGTGTCTGGCCCTGCCGACGTGCTGTTCCTGCCGACTCTGGCTGCGAAAGACTCGGGTAAGGGCTGGTACATGTTCAAGATCGTCAGCGAGAAGCACCGCCCGATCGTGCTTAGCATCGTCGAGCCCTGGCAGACTTATGTCGAAGGTTTGGGCGATCCGAACGCACACAGCCGCACCACTCGGAACGTGATCAACTACGGTGTGCGTGGTTTCCATGGTTGTGGCTACCTGTTCCCTCAGCTCGCCTACAAGTTCATCGAGCCGTAATCGAGGCAGCCGCTAGCGCTCACTGAGCCCTGACGGCTGTCCCGATTCAAGTCTCCAGTGAATATTCAGGCCACAAACGCCACCCGGCAGTCGCCGCAGATGACGGCTAGACCAACCTTCCCCCAAATGTTCACCCCGCACTGAGGGCAGGTGTACTTCGTTTTGCTGCGATCACCCTTCGACTTCGCCGCCCTCTTGAAGCCGCTGCTGAAGGGAAGTGTGCGCTTGAGCTGAGCGAAGGCCCGGAGGAATGCTCCTCCTTCAATCGGGTAGTCGGCCATTTGCTGGCCCACTCTCCGCCCACCGGGCTGCCCAGTGTTGCTAGGCATTAGGCCCACCGCTTCCATCTTCTTCGCCCACTCATTGTTGTGATAGCCCGAGCGGGACGGCTTGCCGTGGATGGACTGCCATAGATGGCACATCTCATGCACGATGGTCGCCGCTGTTTCCTGCGCAGGCTGGTCGAGGGCGTCAGGATTCAGCGAGATCTCATCAAGCTGAGTGCTCCCATCAGACCATCGCTTTGGGGCGAAATGGCCGCTGGTTCGATGTGACCTGCCCCGCGAAAAGACAAGCATGACCGGCGGGAGCGACGAAGCGAACAGCTCGCGATTGAAGTGGTTGAAGATAGCTTGGAACGCTTCGATCTGCTCTGCTGTCGGTGTCGATGTCATGGCTCAATACTGAATCTGTTTCGTACGAAACACAAGCGAGATCGGTGACTATCAGAGCTACCTGGCCTACCACAGACGCGCAGCGCCGTAGCGCGCAGCCTAGCCGCAGTCACGTCGCTGCCTACCCTGTTCCGTATGGCAGCAATTCTCGTTTGTACCGACCAAGACGTGATTGACCGTTTCGGCGGTCAAGATCAGCTCAATCAGGCGCTAGACCCGAACAAGACCGGCGTATACGACACGACGACTCTTCTGAAGGCGCGACAAGACGCCAGCGCCGATGTTGAAAGCTACGTTGGCGAACGCATGGTCGTTTGGGGAGCATCGAGCTTCCCACAAAAAGTGATTCGTCTCGCTGCGTCGCTCGCTGTTTACTATGTCTGGCAATACGCGACAGGCGGTCAAGCTATCCCCGACGGCATTCGCAAGCTCAAGGAAGATTGCGTTGACGAGCTGGAAAAGATTGGCCAAGGCAAAGCGGGGACCGGAACGCCAACGCCTCCCGCTCGCTTCGCTGGTCGCGGTGGTGTGGATATGTCGCGCGGTGGGGTCAAAGTCTCGACGGCGACGATGCGGTATAGCGGCGGCATTTTCGGGGGTCGGTAAGTGCTGCGCTTTCGGTGGATCGAGGAGCGCAAGCCGCTAGCCGAGCTTGTGACCAGGGCAAAAGACCCGAAAGACGCGCTGAAGCGAATCGCGGGCTTTCTGAAGGCCAAGGCCAAGCAGCGCATGGAAAAGGGCGAAGGCTTTGCACCGCTCGCGCCGTCAACGCAGAAGAAGTACGCAGCGACGACGATGTCATCGACAACGAAACGCGGCACGGTCAAGGCTGGCGTCCGGCGGAAAATCTTCGGCAACCTGAAGAAAAAGGGCGGATCTATCGACGACGCCAGGGCGGCAGCGGCGAAGAAGTACAAGGCGATCATCGCGAGAGCTGCGCGGCGCAAAAAACGCGGCGTCGCTGAGAAGCGTAAATCTGACGTAGCGACACCTCTCGGCAAACTGATCGGCGCTTTCGTTGCGAAGGTCGTCGGCAAGCGCCGCGTCACCGTCGAAAACAAGGTGCCGTGGTCGGGTGTTCACAACGAAGGTGGAGCAGTCGGTAACGGTGCGAAGTTGCCGAAGCGGCAGTTTCTCTTTATCACCAGCGACGATCTCGACGAAGCAAAGCAAATCGTCCTCGACGCCCTTTTCGGAAAGGCCAAGTAAATGCCAGCGCTGACGATGAAAAACCATCTAGGTGTAGTCACGGCGACGATAGCGCGGGCGCTGCGGCTCGCCTTCCTAAAGCGATACACCCCCGTCGCGAATCTGGCCACCCTTGCCCTGCCCGCGACGCTGACGGCAAGGGCTGACGGCGGGCTTGTCTATGTGACGGGGGAAGGCTGCTGCTTTGAGTGGGTGCTAGCCTCGACGGTAGCACATGACGGCGTCGACGTGATACAGGTTACGGGCGTAACACAAGGTCGCTGGCACCGCGTCACGTCGGTGATGACTTACGGCCCCAACATCAACGCGATGCTGGCCAGCAAGCAAACCGGATGGGCACGTTCCGTGCTTGTCCACGAAGGCCAGACGACAATTGAAAAGCTGACCGAGCAGACCATGGCGCAAGCCCCGGCGCTTCAGCTTGAGCTGACGGGCGACCAGCTTAGCCGTGATAAGGCTGCTGCTCGGCCTGGTCGATACTATTGGAACTACCTGTCTTACACGCTTTTTGTCACGTCGAAGAACCTACGACTGCCGAAGCTTTTTCCGTGGGCGCTGCTTCAGTCGCCCTTTACCACTGACGATCCCTCGCTTACCGACATGATCGGCGACTTGCGCTACTTTCTCGCCGGGATTGATACCTACGTCGATGGGATTGAGTACGTAGAGGTAGGTGATTTCGACATCGTCGAGGAAGACCTAGACGAGCGGATCATCTGTGGAACGCTTGTCTTTCGTGTCAAGGTCAGCGTCGGTATCCCAGACGAAGATTTGGAGCCCTTGCGGGTGGACGTGCAGCCGAAGCTGACGCAATCTGCGCAGGTTGCCACCTATGACAACGTCCCGTTTGACCCGCTTAACTTCGTCGCTAAGGGCTTTGGCTGCGCGGTTGGTACAGGGTTCGTTCGCAGCTTCGGGCCATCGACTGACCTTGTGACGGTTGGCGGTGTGGCTGTCGCGGCTCAGTCGGCAAGCGTGACGCTTGCGGCTGACAAGGACATTTGGCGCGATGTTGACGATACCGGGGCACTGTACTTTACCACCGTTGCCCATGATGAAGCACCGACCGCAGTAGCAGCCGGAAGGCTTCGCATAGGCCGCACCGTGACCGACTCGACGGGCGTTGTGCGCGATGACTTCGTCTGCTCACGTAGCGTCGATTTAGACGCAGCTCTCACCGTGCCGTAGTCGCCGCTGCCTACCCTACCCCTTAGAACCATCCCTCTGAGGTGTAGCTACATGGCAACCTTTCCGCTCGTCTCGCTCCCGGCGGGGCTCAAACTTCCGGGTGTTTACACGCAGGTCAATTTGAATGGCGCTGGCCTGACGGCATCGCCGAACAACCGAGTGCTGCTGTGGCACTACGTTGGCGCAGGCGCACCGGCTGACCTGTTTACGGCTCGCCAGGTGATCAGCCAAGCGCAAGTCGACGCACTTTGCAAGTCTTGGTCGCCGCTTGCGCACATGTTCGCCGCTGCTGTCTCGCAGCTTCCACAAGGCATCGGCGCAGAGTTTTACATCGTCCCGCTTCCCGAGCCATCGAGCGGCAGCCTTCGCTCGGCCAAGATCAAGATCCTCGGCAAAGCGTCCTCGGGAACGGGCAGCACTGGCACGGCTGCCGCTGCTGCCGACACCCTGACGTTTAGCTATCGCGGTCGCTCGGTCAAAGTCGGTGTGTCCGTCGGCGATACGTGGGCACAGATTGCCGCCAAGCTCAACACCGCGATCAATGCGGTCGCCAGTTTCCCGGTCACTTCGTCGGTGTCGACTGACACGGTGACGGTTTCCGAGCGGGTGAAAGGGGCTTTCGACCCTGGCGCTGTGCAAGTGGATTTTGAGAATCAGGAAGCTTCGCTTTGTGCGGCTTCGCCAGGAACGCTGACCTTTGCGTCGGCTGCTACGGCAAGCGGGACGTGTACGGTCAAGCTGGGTGTTGGCCTGGTCAGCTACAGCATCACCAACGGCGACGCCGCTACCGCCTCGGCTGCTGGCCTGTCGGCTGTGATTCGTGCGGATTCCTACCAGTGCGATAGCGCTGTCCCCGCTACTCCCGATGGCAGCATCACTCTCTACTACCGCAATGGTCGCCCCTATCGTCCCGTCTCGGCTTCGCTGTCGGGTGTTACCGGACAGACGATCACCGTCGCCTGCGACACGCCGGGCACGGGGACGCCGACCATTACGGCTGCTTTGACCCGTCTGTCCAGTGACGAAACGGCTTTCAAGTCGTGGGCTGTGAGCTTCGATGACACCACGAACCTGTCGGCGGTGGTTTCGCACGTCGAGGCCAACGAGGCTGCGGGAACCTACGAGAAGGGACAGATGGTGTTTTTGGCACAGTGCAACAGCGCGACCGATGCCGGGACTGTGTTTCTGCCCGATGCTACTTCACCGAAGATGACCGCATCGAGCAGGTACGTTGTGCTGCATCAGGCCGGAAGCCCGCAAGCGGCCTGGGAGCTTTCCGCCCGCGTTGCGACTGAAGTTGCCGCGACCTCCTTCCCGGCGCAGAACTTCAACGGCGTGAAGCTGCGCACCAACGAAGTCACACCGCTCGGTGTGCCGCACAAGGCCGACCGCTCGACCCGAACCGAGTGCAACACGCTGATCAGCACCTACAAGCTGGCTCCGCTGGTCGTTGATAGCTCAGGCAGTAACGCGGTGCTGCGAAGCAACAGCACCTATGCATCGCAAGGCGCAGCCGACGAGATGGCCGAAAAGTGGTCATGGCGCATCAGCGCTGACTACATTCGTCAGTCGATTCGCGTGTTTTTGGCCTCGCGTTTTGGTGACAAGTCGCTGAAGCGCTACGGCACTGCTCGCACGTCCCGCGTCGTCACACTTGAAGGTGTGCGCTCGGCTCTCGTCGAAGTTCTGAAAAAAATCGACGACGAGGACGTGTACGACGACATCGAGAGTCTGAAAGCTGCTGTCCTCGCTGGTGTGAAGGTCGGACCGAATCGAATCGATCTGGCTGCCCCCCTGCGCACCGTCAACGATATCGACCAGATCGCTGTAGCGCTGGTCCAGCAATAACCCCTTTAAGACCGAGCTGAATATTCAGCTCGGTCTTTGGAGCACACAACATGGCCGAGCTTGTAGGACAAATTCCACTGTTTGCGAACGACATCGAGGTTGGCAATGTCACTTCTGTGTCGGTGACGCCTCAGAAGCCGCAAAAAACCGTCAAGTACATGAACAAACGCGCCGAGCGTGTGTCTGGCGTCGCTGATTACGCTTGGAACATCACCACGTCTACGCGGGCGCAGCGCCAGGAAATCCTCGATATCATCGGCGGTCCACTGGCTGAAGGTTTCTCTCTCACCTTTGTTATCGGCGAACAGCGCTACAAGCTGCTTGACTGCGGCCTGGCATCGACTGCATTTTCGTCTGGCACAGACGATGCGACTATCACGCTAGCCGGTGTCTCGCCTGAGCTAATCGAAGTCTAGCTGTCGCTGGGGGGCGTGACTGCACCTGGCCTACGTCAGTCGTGCAGCTTGCCCGACTCCGTCTGCGTGAATTCCTACCCTCCCTTTTCATGGACCTCGGAAACATCCTTGCCCGCGAGGGCAATACACCACTCACAGGCCGTATTGTAAAGCTCACGATTCAGGGTCAATCGGAAGGCGTCATTGTTTCGGCGCTGGCAACGGCTCGCCTCATTCCCATCACGGCAGAAGAACAACGTGCCGTGCGCTCTGAGGCTACCGCGTTCGTCTATGCAGTCGATGAAGAGGGAAAGCGTCTGCGTCCGAAGCTGAACGCCGATGACGTAGAAGAGGAGTTTGTGTGGCGGTGGCTAGCCAAGGTGCTACGCGACGAAGAGGACGTAAAAAAGCCCTTCGCGACGGCAGCAAGGCTGCGTCAGTGTCTCATCGTCAAGCAGGTCGAGTACCTACAGCGTGAATACAATGCGATGCTCGCTGATCACTACCCCGAGCTGCTTGGCCTGATCCCGACAGGAAACCGGGATGAAATCGTTAGAGCTGCGACTCGGCCTTTTTAGGCAGGCCAGGGCTAGTGCTCAAAGTCTTGGCCATCGCAACCCGCCCCGAGCTGTGGTTCGGTGTGACCTCACCTGTCGAGATCCACGAAGCGGATCTTTTGCGCTGGGACTGCGTTGTCGAGGCTGCGAAGCGAATCATCGCGGGTAAGCCTGCAACCGATAAGAGTGACGCGAAGAAGGCTCGCGAGTCTTTCAGCGCACTTGCGAAAGGCAAATAATGCAAGCCTTTGAATTTACAACCCGTTCCGGCACAAGGCTCGCCCTTTTCGGTGAGTCTACAAACTACAGTGTTGATATCCAGACGGGCGTAGCCGAGCGGCAATTCCTGAAGCAGAGCGGCGCGGTGCATCAGTGGACAGGGGCACCGCCGAGAAAATTCACCTTTTCGTGTGTCTGCATCGGGCATGGCTCGACAGCAGATGAGCGTACAGCCGACGTAGCGCGACGGATCAAGAACATCGCTGACACTATCCTGGCCGACCCTTTCGGGTCACTCATCCATCCTCGGCTTGGCAGTCTCGATGCCGTCGTCGAAAGTCTCACATTCAACGAGAACACAGGCGAAGCGGCTGACGCAATCGACTATCAAATACGTTTTGCCGACGATGCGGTCAGGAACGTCCCGGCCAGTAGCCCGGTAGCTGCGGCTACCGCTGCGGTTGAGAAATCGCAACAGGCCACGCTAGGAGCCGCGAACGCAGGGCCGGTAGTGCTAGGACATGCCCAGACCCTTGAAACGGCTTGTAGCGCGATTCTGAGCGCATCAAGCGCGGTGCAAAGCGAAATGGCACCGCTTACCAAGCTGCAAGCGGCTGTAGCTAACGCTTTCAGTGCTTCGGAAGCCGTGACCCGGTCGTCTGCACCGCTGTCGGTTCGTATTGCTGCCCTACTCGCGTACCGATACGCCCGGCAAGCCTACGATCGCGCCGTCGCAGGGACGCCGACGACCATTGCCTACAGTGTGCAGAGTCGCACGTCACTGTCTCGTCTCATTGCAACGGTCTACGGTGGCGGCAGCCGGGCGCTCGACGCGCAGATCCTAGCCCTAAACCGCATTCCGACGCCGCACGCCATCCCGCAAGGGGTCGTGCTGCGCCTGCCATCGCCTGACTTGATCAAGCAACAGCTTCGGAGCGTGACCTAATGGCCGACAAGACCGCTATCATCGCTGTAGACTTCGATGCAAACGGCGTCGTTGTCGGGGCAAAACAAGTACAGAACAGCCTCGACGATATCAAAAAGAAGTCCGAGGACACCGGCAACAGCAGTGCATCAGGCTTTGGCAAGATGTCTGCCGCGCTTGGTCGCGTTGCGTGGTCCGTCGGTGAGACAATCAACCTGATCCCCAAAATGAACTTTGCGAAGTCAGTTGATCAGGTTAAGTATCTCGACGCGACGGCGCAGCGCATGGCACAGACCTTCGGTGCCGCTGGCGACGACGTGAAAAAACGCTTCATGGATATCGAGAAAGCGACGGGTGTGTCAGCCTCGACTGTAGCGCAGCTCGCTTCAACGCTTGGCGACGTGACTTATGACGCTGCGGGCAGTGCTGAAGCTATCGAGGGGCTCGTCAAGGCGACGAAAGCATGGGGCGCTGACACGAACAAGGCGCTGATGTGGGGCGAGACGCTCCGCAACAATCTCGGCTATGTCGGCGATACTACGGCAGCTCTCGGGAAGGTTGAGGACATCGCGAACAAGCTTGCTGTTGTAGGTGGCCCGACGGCGCTTCTCGACACCTTGTCGGCGCTCGGCCCGCAGTTAGGCGAAATCAGCACCGAGTCGGAGGAAGCGCGGACGCGGCTGCTTGCCCTAGTGGCTGCGGCGGGTAAGGGTCTGTCGCCTGCCCGCGCTCGCGAAGCTGCAAGCATGGCAATCGGCGAAGTGCAATCGCACAGCCAGGACATAGAGCGATTACTTGGGCGCAAAATCACCGACGACAAGACGGGCAAGATCGTAGATCCTCTGGCCGTGCTGCGGGACGTGCAAGCGGCGAGTAAGGCGAAATGGTCTGACCCAGATACTCGGCGACGAAACATGCAGTTTTCTTTCGGCACCAAGCTCGGTGATCTGCTCGGTCGCACGGACTTCGCCGAAGCGGAAGCTACGGCCCAGGGAGCACGCAATCAAGGCTCTTTGGGCGTCGCGTTCGGCGACTATCAGCGGACGAAGGTAGGTGAGCGTGAGAAACGCGACCTAGATACTGAAGCTGCGGGCCGTGACATCGCCGAAAAGGGCCTAGCTGTGAGCGATGCGGCTGTCACGGGGCTTGGTGCAAAGGGTGCAGCGCAGACGGGACGGGTTGCCGCATACAGCAAGATGGCCTACGACTTCGCGAATGAGATCGACCCCCGCGCAGGTAAGGTCGTCGGTTTGCTGGGTGCTGGGGCTACGGCTGGTGTAGGCATCGGTCACGCTGTCGCTGAGAGGGGGATCAACGTGTGGGAGCACATGCCTAAGTGGCTCGGTGGCGTCGACAAGGCGCAACCCCCTGCGGCAGCTCAGGCAACGGCGACGAGCAACAAGGATGTTGTCGCGGCTCTTGAGAAGCAGCCAAAAGAGATAGCTTCGGCCATTGCTGCCGAGCTGAGCAAGCCGACCTACCGCGACACGAACCAGTCAGGTAGCTGGTAGTCTCCCCACTACGTCCCGTCGCTACCCTCTCAGTTATGGCAGACAGAATCGGCGCAGTAGTTCGCTTGGTCATCGACGGCAAAGACGTGACCGAAGTGTCGGCACTCGACTATTCCAGCGACGTGAATCAGTGTCCTGATGTGTGCAATGTCACGCTTTCCCCGCGCAATCCGGCGGCGATGATCGCTTGGCTTCGGCTCGGTCAAGAGGTGAGCGTCTATACGGCTCACCCAGCGGTCAATGGCGGCGCTGAAGCTTGTAGGTTTTCGGGTTACATCAAAGACATCAAAACAAGCGGCAGTCGTGGCGGCGTCGATATCAAGCTGGCCATCGCCGATCGGGGCTATCGTCTCACCGACTGTGCCCCACTATGGTTCAACCTCAAGGCTGGCACGTACCGTGATCTGTTCGATGTCACGTCGGGAAAGTTCATCCCGAAGGGATTGTTCAAAGGGCTGCGCTTCGACAATAACATCAATCGACGCCTGAAGCTCGGCATGGCTGGTTTTCAGGCCGCTGGTGGCGCTGCGCAAGGTCAAGCTCTCTTCACCCCTATCATGCCGATCCAGGTGCAGCCGGGCGAGAGCTACCTCGACATCCTGACGCAATACGCTCGGCGGTTGAATCTTCTTGTCGGCGCCAGTGTAGACGGCTATCTACAGGCTTGGCTACCCGACTACAACCGCAAGCCAGCGTACACCGTCCGTCTGACAGCCCGTGAGAGCAATGTGATGTCTTTCGAGTTGTCGCAGACGGCTGACAAGGTCTATACCGAGGTGATCTGCGTCGGCGAGGCCATCGGGACACCGCTGCTAAACAGCACTGATCCCAATGCACAGAAGCGACGGGGGACGGTAAAAAAGCCTGATGCCTTACCATTTCAACGACGCCTCACCTTCGCAGACTCAGAAATGCAGACGGCTGAGTTCGCGCAGAAAATGGCCGATTGGCGGACGAAGAAAGAGCTTTACGATGGTTGGACCGTCAGCTATGAGGTCGACGACTGGCATCAAAACGGAACGTGGTGGGAGTCCGACCAGCTCGTGGACGTTGTAGACGAGATCAACGGCATATCGCAGACGCTCTACATCAGCGCCGTGAACGCAGTGACGGCGAAGGACAAGGGCGATACGTGTCGCATAACGTGTCACTTGCCGGGGCTGCTGTCGGCTGCATGGGGCGAGATTCCTGCGCCGCGCAGCTTTGCCGCTGCGACGAAACCGCCGGTTGGTTCAAAATAGCTGTGCTGGCAAGACCAGTGCAGACCAGGAGCAACCGCACTACCTGCCCTGCGTTTGAAGCGCAAAGTGCGGCTCGCGAACCGCTAGTCAGTCACCCAACTTGCGCCCCTCCAACTTGACCGCGCAAGCGCCCCGATGTCATGTTCACGAGCTGATAGGTGTGCGCTTGCGATTTGACATCCTGGGCGTAGTCTCAGGTTGGCCTCCCGTTAGCGCCTTGGCAATCCGAAACCAGATAAGGACAATTAGCTATGGATAAATATGTGCCAGAAGAAGCTAATATTGTATATATTCGTGATGCCTTGGAGAAAGTAGCAACTAGCACAGAGGATGCTCTAACACGTTGCATTTCCGCCAGTAGGACGTTGAACAAACTGCTCATAAACGATGAACCGTTATTTCCCCAGGATGCCTGGGCACTCTTCAGAAAACTTGCTGAGACTACCGATGAACAGTTGCAGAATAGCTCGTGTCGTGAGCAGTTCTTGCGTGATTTGTGGAATTTATATTGGAATGTACAAGAACCGAGTGAATAGCATAAGCGCAGCAAGCTGAATATTCACCTACCCTCGTTCAGTATGCTGCCTCGTCGAGTCCTCGTCGATTTCCTCCGCAATTACCTAGCCGGGCTTATCCGTCGCACCCTCATCGCTACGCCATCGGCTGACGGTCACATCGAGGTCGAAGGTTGGGGCAGCGAGGCAGGCGAGGAGGAGGGCAGCTATACGGCGCGGATTTTTCAGCACTATGGTATCGCCTCCCACGTACCGGAAGGCGCAGAAGCCGTCGTCGTCGCTGTCAACGGCGGCAGCGCGAATGGGGCAGTTGTGGCGACCGAGCTGCCTGGGGCACGGCCAGCGCTCGAAAAGGGTGAGGTGGCGGTCTATTCCAAGTTCGGGCAGGTCGTGAGGCTGACGAAAGACGGTGATGTCGTGCTGATCCCGAAGGCTGGGCGTAAGATCCTGATCGGCTCGGCGTCGGGGACGGACCCCGTCGTGCTCAAGTCAGAGCTAAACAGCGTCCTGTCGTCACTGCGGACCTGGCTAAACAGCCACACGCACCCCACGCCGTCGGGGGCATCGTCAGCGCCGACGACGGTGATGGCGACGATGTCAGTCAGCGGCTCATCGAACACCGAGGCCAAGATCTAGCCATCCCTACCCTAGTCGGTGATGCTCGACCACACCCTAGCCCGCGACGCTGCTACAGGTCTTTACGACTTTGCAATCGGCCCTGACGGCGACTTGGCGTTTGACGAGGGGGCAGCTTATCCGGTTATTAGCTGCCTCGTCGCCAAGCGCGGAGAATGGCGCTGGGACGCTGGCTACGGCACGACGCTTTTGCAGACGCGCAACAGCAACTATGCGACGGCGTCGCAGTTTGTGGCGGCGGGGAATCAGGCCCTAGCTACTGCGAAGACCGAGGGCTTCGTCACTGGTGGCAGTGTGGATGCTCGGCGGTATGGGTCGCGCTGGGGGCTGACCCTCAACTATCAGACAGCTACGGGCAGCAAGTCTGCAACCTTCAGCTTTTAGGCGTGCAAAATGGCACTTACCGAAGACGATATTTTAGAAATCTGCATCGCCAGCTTCGCACGCCAGCCTAAGCTAGCTGCGCTGCCTGTCGGTCAGTCAAGCTATGCTGGCCAGCGTGCGCGGGCTTTGGCGCAGCTTTTGGCGCAAGTGCTGGCGTCCGCCGAGCAATACCAGCGTGATAGCTTGCCCGTCGTTACCTACGTTGACGGCGTTCCGACGACTCAGACCAGCTCGGCAGCTCTTGAAAATTGGGCCTACACCATTGGCGTCCCGTCGAATCTGGGCGGTTACGGTCGAAATGGTGCGGTTCCTGCAACGGGTGGCACGGCGACGGGGACCGGAAGTGTACCGGGTACGCCGATCACTGCCGGTGCTGTGCTGTCTGACCCAAGCGGCCAAGTGCTTTTGCAACTTCGTACGGGGGTTGTCGTCAACGGAAGCGGCAACATCTCGATCATCGTCGACGCCGTAACCACCGGAAGCGCCGGTAATCTTGCGGTCGGTACGCGGCTCAAGTGGCAGTCACCGCCCGTCGGTGTCGCGCCTTATGTCTACATGACCGGACGTTGCTCCGGTGGTTCCGATGTTGAGTCGGATATTAACCTAGCCCAGCGTATCCTTGACTACCTTCGCTATCCTGTGCAGGGCGGAACGCCTGCCGACATTCGCCGCTGGGCTGAAGAGTCCACCGACAGCGAAGGACGAAGCATCGGTGTTGCCCGTGCCTACGCCCTTCCGCTTCGGGATGGCCTCGGGACGTGTGGTGTTGTGGCTCTGCTCGCAGGCAGCGGCAGCGGTCGCGATCCAGGTGCCACGAAAGCGGCGCAGATCCAAACCTACATCGACGGTAAGCGCATCGCTACCGACACGATCACGGTTTACCGGCCTTATATGCCGAGCGGCGAGAAGCTATCCATCGTCGTGCGGATACGTCCCAGCGTGGCCTACACTTGGGACTGGTGGGGCTTCAATCTTGCATCGGCTGTTGCTTCCGCAGCCTCGACAACCCTTGTGCTTAACACGACAACGCCGCCAAATTTGGCCGCTGCCGTCGACAACGGCAAAAAGCCTCGTGTGCAGCTAGTCGGTGCAACGCCTGTGCCCCAGGTGGTGCGAGTAACGGCCTATGTTGACAATTCGCCATCGCCGGGCCAAGCAACGCTCACTGTTGACACGGCAATCAGCGGAACCCCGACCGAGATGTATCAGGCAGGCGGTGCAGTGCTGCCTGTCGCACTGGCGATCCAGGCGTATATCGACAGCGTCGGCCCTTCACGGCTTGCCGGATACCTCGATCCTTCTGACACTTGGGTAGATGTAGTTTCTGTCGCTGGTATCAGCCACGCCGCACTAAATGCGACCGCATCCGATGGCCGACGTGTGCTCGATGTGCTGCCGAACGCCGGGGCTGACCCGTCCGCTCTGCTCGGTGTCACCATCGCGGTCGGCGCTAATCCGGCTGCAACCGCAGACGTTCCGATGCTCGACGCGACGCCCGGCCAAGGTCCACAGATCCCCGAGCTTGCGTCGGTGATCATCCTCGGAGGCTAATATGGCAAGCCTTACCAAGCAAGATGTGCGCGACGAGCTGGCGTCGGCATTCCCGCCCGGCCTAGAGGCTGTTGTCAATGTTGATGGCGGCATCTTTGGCGGGCTCATCGATCATGATGCCGAGGTGATCGCGGACACAGTGATCGCTTCGGTCGACCAGATTTCTCTTGACTCTTGCCCGCTGACCTGCGGTGAAACACGGCTCGCGGAATGGGAAGGCAATCTCAGCCTTTCAGCTACGAAAACGACTCTAACCGGGACGTTAGACCAGCGACGTAATCAAGTTATTTCGCGACTGCGACTACGTGGCGCGATGACACTGGCCAAGATCCGTGCCGTTGTTGCGCCCTGCCTTGATATGTCATCGAGCGACGTGGAAGTCATCGAGCCTGACGCGACAGAACAGCGCACGCTTCACACGTACCAGCAAGGAAGCCTCGGTAGCGGCTCTTTTGCCGTTGTCGTGATTCAGACGGTTGATTTTTGGGTCAATGATGATGGCCCCGTTAGCCCAGCCGGGGCGCAAGTTGACGTGCAGGTCACTTGCGCCGACCTTTCCAAGCTCATCGGGCGGCTTTATGCTCCTGACGGGACGTATGTGACGCTGCCGTCTGGTCGCTTCGGTCGGGGTGCTGCTGTAGCTCAGACCGTGCGGCTTCATTTTCCGACGATTCGCGCCCCACGGGTCATGGGTAAATGGTCGCTCTCGGTGTGGTCGGAAATGGGGACGGGGAGTGTAGACGATGCTTGGCTTTTTGTCGAAGGAACTGGGCGATCGTCGTCACTGGCAAAGTTTGAATATGGCGTAATTGTTGACGCGGCGAAGGTTGGCCCCGCTATTGACGTTCCGGCTGCACAAGATGCGATGCTCTCGATCCGCTACGCGACGCGGCTGGACGGCGTGATCTATCAGTCGGCGCTGCTTGGCCCAACGGATCACGGGGCGGTTCCCGAGGACAATGCAACCCCAGACGCCTGCATTCCTGCCGCCTAGCGACCCCTACCCTTGCCTGCATGACTACCCCATTTACGCCATGGCGCACGTATGCGCCGTCGGCGACCCCGAAGATCAAAGCCTCCGACCTCAATGAATGGCAGGCGAGCATCGGCGCGAATAGCTGGGTGACAGCGCTCTCGCGCCCTTGCTTTAGCCTGTACTGCCAGGACCGCACGAACATATACGGCACCATTGCGCCGCTGCACATCCTCGATTCAGCGACGAACAAGTGGGCCTATGTGGCGTTCCCGTACCTGACGATCAATGCATCGAACGTCAGCGGCGGCAGCTTCACAAACAGCGCTTGGCATGTGGTCTATGCCCGCTGCACGAACGGCGTGCAATCCATCGTCGTTGAGGCTTCGACCAATCCGGCGATCCTGACGCCTGATGGTACGTCGTCGCTGCCATTCCCGAATGTCAAAAGCGGCGACTTCACCTACCGCTACATTACGGCATTTTACGTCGACGGTGCGGGTTACATCCAGCGGTTTGCCGCGCGTGACGGCGTGGTGACGTGGCTGGACGATGTTTACATCGTCGGTAGTGGCGCGGGTGGCACTGCTGGCGCAATCACCTGGCAGTCTGCAACCACACACGTCGTCGGCGCGGCCCCGTGGTGGTGTAACGAGCTGGATGTGCATGGGCTGGTCTACAACACCAGCGCGGGCGCAGATTGTGACCTCGCTATCAGCTACAGCGGCGATTCTTCGACGTTCCCCCGAGTGATCACGGCATCGCGCGATGCAAGCGGTGGACCTGAGACTTGCGGCGGGGAGCTGACGATTTTTGCGCCGCAATATGCGATCCAGTGGAAGACAGCGACGACTTCGTGCGTCGTCAAGGTCAAAGCGCGGAAGTGGCGGGATTAACCATGTTGATCGAACCATCTACCGTCGAGACGGTACGCACTGCCGTCGAAACGCATCCTAACACTTGGCTTGCCGTCGGTGTTGCTGTCGGTCCCGTCGCGACTGCCGTGCTTATCGGGTGGGGCGTGATTAGGCACCTATTACCCTACATCCGAGACGAGCTAGCAGCTAGCCGGGCGCATATGTCCGACGCGCTAAACAAGCGCGGCAACGAAGCTGCCGACGACATCAAAGCCGCGCGTGAGCTTGCCCGCGTCCAGCACGAGGCGCTTGTCGAGCGTATCGAGGGGAAGATCGACCACCTCGACGAACGCAGCAAGACGCACGAGACGCTTTTGCGAAGCATCGCCGCCAAGATCGGCGTAGTTGCGCTGGTGCTGCTTCTGGCTTTCGGCATCGGTGTCGGCGGTGCGACGGTGGTGGCGCGGCTACAACGTCCCGTTATCCCTTCGACGGCCAAGGGCGAATGCAGTGAAGTTAACTGCACAGAAGAAGAATACTGCTGCGGGCAGAACAAGTGCTGCATGCGTAGTCGTCGAGCTGTCGACGAAACGGAGATTGCGCGTAAGCCGTTGTCGTCGCTGCCACAAGGCTTGGCATCGGTGGCGACGAAGCCGTGTGACAGTCCACGCTTTGATCAGTGCGAGGTGCAGTAATGCGTCGAGGCCTGGCTGTTTTTCTGTGCTTCGCTGTCGCTGCATGTGGTCCTGGTCTGAATGACATCGTGCGGCTTCGATCGCTCGCTGACCGCGCCAAGGTAGCTTGCACAAGCGCACCAGCATCGGGACGTGATGCGGTGTGCCGTAAATCTCTGGACTGTGCCCAAGCTGCCCTGGATGCTGCAAAGGCCATACAATCGCACCAGGAAGCCGTCAAAGCTGGAACCAGTACACCGGCAAGCGGGGTGGTAGCCAAAGGGCTTGTAGCCGTTTCTGATGCGATTTGCGCGGGGGTCAAGTGATGTCGTCGCTGATTTCGATGATCGTTGAGTTTCTGGCGTCGGTAGCAGCAGCGGCGAAGGCGCGACAACAGGCTAAAGCGGCGGAAGAGCTGCCACGCGGCGAGGCCGAGATCAAAGCGATTGGCGATGACGTGGCGGCGATTCGCGCGGAGCTTGCCAAGACCACCCCGAAATAGCCGAGCTGAACATTCACCTTGGGGGTGATGATGCCGGAATACCCTAGTGCTGTTTCTTTTGTTGCTTCTCCGAACCACTCCAGCCGAAACGGTGTCAGCGTCAATAAAGTTGTGATTCACATCACTGATGGCGGGCCAGGGTTGGCGCGCTGCGTGGAGCGTTTTTGCAAGCCCGAAACGAAGGCATCACCTCATTTTGTGATTGGTCGAGGTGGTGAGGTCGTGCAGCTCGTGGCACTAGACCGTGCGGCGTGGCACGCGAGCGGATGGAATCGCGAGAGCGTCGGCATCGAGCACATAGCCAGAACGCCCGGCGAGCTGAAGGACTGGGCGAAGCTTTCGAGGGAGACGCGGCGGAAGCTCGTCGAGCTTGAACAAGACGCCGACACGGAGACTGATCCGGGGCTGATTCCAACTGAAGCGCAGATTGTGGCGTCGGTGGCGCTGGTGCGGTGGTTGTGTGAGAAGCTGGGGCTGCCGATGGACCGGGAGCACGTCAGGGGGCATTACGAGTGTCCAACGACGACACACGAGGATTGCGGCTTAGGAATCGGGGAAGGCGGGATCTGGCCGTGGGACGGCTACTTGGCTGTGTCCGTCTGATCCGGGGAAGCTGTTTCGACCGTGCGGCTTTTCGCCGCGAAGGCTAGGCACACAAAAGGCACACACTTCGCCCGTTTATGTGCTACAGCGACGGGGCTAGAGTGCCACCGGGTTACTTGAGCGTGAAGTTGACCGTCGTGGTGCCGTCCTTGGTCACGGCATCCATCTTCGTCTCGGTCAGCGCGCCATCCGAGCTGGTCGCCCGCACTTCCCACATACCAACTGGAATGGTCGTCAGGA